GAACATGACCGCCGGTACGCCTAACCTAGACAAGCAGTTGGCCAACTGGCCTCCTGTCAGCGGTTGGGACGACAACCTTACCAATAACCCTAACCGCGCACTCTGGACGCCCAAGGTGGCCAACGGCGGTGCCACCCAAGGTTCTCAGTTCGTCGGTTTCCTGCCCACGCAAAGCAAGGCCGAATACGACGCCGGCAACATCAACATCAAGGCAGGAGTTAAGAACTACTACAAGCCTTCCAACACCCTCCGCTGCCTGTTCTATGTGAACGATGAGACGACAGCAGTGGCCTATGCTTCTTATGTCGGATGGGTGAACAACGGATTGCTTTACGGACTTCCCGAGGCTTACCGAAAACTCGCCACGACCGGGTATGGCGGCTCGTTCATCTATAGCGACATCTGGGCCGCTAAGATCAGGAAAAGTTTCCTCATCACGAATTGCTCCGTCGAACGCTTCGGCAGCATCTACAAGATTACCGCCGACCTGATGCTCTCCGGCATCTCTGGATGGGATAGGGATATCTATCCTCAAATCGACACCCCAGAGCCTACATGAGGTCAATCGCTGGATTCAATGGCTCGTCCATCAACGGCTCTTTCGCCGCTGGATCGCCTATCTCGGCCTCCGCGCTGAACCAGCTTGCCGCCGGCATCGACAAGTCCTTGACCATGCCCTCGAACGATGTGCAGTTCATGGGCAATACTGGCGGAACGTCCTACTCGCTTGGCCAGACGGTTTATTATGGAGAGATGGCACTATTGCCGCTTTATCCTAGGTTGAATGAAGATAAGGTGACGGTAACGCCAGGCACGGTGAACCGCATCGTGCCGAAGATTGGCACCGACTTCATCGACGCAAGCACCCCCCCTACCATCACGGTCACGGGCGAGGGCTACATCTGCATCAAGCTGACCTATGTGCCGGCGACTTTCTTCCCGCGCACCTCGGAGATCATCTTCTACGCCGGCACGACGACCCCTGCCGACACCGAGACGGAGGGCTATTACCCCCTCTCGAAAATTAACTCCGTTACCGTCGGCTCTGTGACGACCTATTCCATGATCGTCCTGTCCTACGGCAACTTCGTCTGCAACCGATTGAAGTCTGGGGCGAACCCGGCAGTCTGGTATTGGTCCACCATTACTCCGCAGCCCGGAGTCTGAGTCATGGCCTATCCTGAATGGGAAAGCGGCACATCGTATCCCATCGGGTCGATTGTGGCTTACAATAACCAGTCATACATTGCTACGCAGTACCACGACCCTGCGAACTTTGACCCGCCCAATGTGGAGATGGGTACTGATCCATCTAACCCAATCTTCCTTACCCAGCGCGGATGGACCATCTACTCAACGCTGCCGACGGGATACTCGCCTACCCCATATTCTTTAGGCACTAATCTTCTAATCCGTCAGATAGATGTGAACGACTGGTACGACGCATACCAAGGACAGTTCGCTCCCAGTCCATATAATGACGCAATTTCCCTTCAGGTATTTGCTGGAAGCCTCAACAACCCGACTACACCTTGCCCTGCTAATCAATGTATCCTGATGGTCACTAATGGAGTTTATACAAACTCGCCTGGTCAATTTACAAGGATACTGCTTAACCCTGTTAAGCCCCCGGGGTATACTTATTATATCAACGGCGGAATGAAGCCAGACGGGGAAACGAATGTCCTGCACCATTGGTGGCAGTTTCCTAGCACTTATATGTTCCGTCGAAGCGTGACTTTTCAATGCGAAGAAGACGGCGTCCCTGTCAGCAAGACCATCACCCCCACGGATGACAATTATACCAACATGGATACGCCCCTGCAATGGTATGATCCAAGCAATTCGGACTTTACTCTCAATTTCCTCTATAGCGGCGGGGTGCTTGGAAATAACTACGATATCGCCCCGAACGACTGATTTGGGGGGTCTTAGCCCGTATTGACATACGGCTAAACCCAAACGGCGAACCTATGTCCTGCACCCACCATGAGTTTAAGCAGGGCCAGACCTTTGCAGGCGTGGCCACTTACACCCCCGAAGCGGGGTGGCCTACCGACCTGACCGGCGTCACCATCTACTCCGCGCTTCTGGACGCCCGCAACAAGAAGCACTATTTCACGATTACGGTGCAGTCCCCCACCCAGTTCACCATGTTCTACGAGAACACGCAGGACTGGCACCCCGGAACGGCTTATTGGGATATCCAGTTCAGCCTGGCCGACGTCGTCTTCTATTCCGAGACGATCCGCATCGCCATCACCCCGAATGTCACCCCTAACCCGGTGCCTTCCAGCGTCTCCAACTAATGGCCCTTACCATCAGCATCAACCAGGCGGCGGCTTTCACGGTCAATGTCGGCGTCCCCGGACCTACGGGGGCTACCGGCCCTGCCGGCCCCCAAGGTCCAGCCGGCCCAGCGGGCGCGGGCGGCGTCTGGGGTAGCATCACGGGTACGCTCTCGAACCAGACGGACTTGGTCTCGGCCCTTGCTGGTAAGTACTCGACGACCAACCCTGCCGGCTACATCGACCTGACGACGGCTGGCCTTTACTTCTACCCCCTAACGGGCAATCCAGGCGGCTTTGCGACTCAGGCTTGGGTCATCGGCCAGAACTACCTGACCATTGGCTCGCTGGATGCTTACGCCACGATGTCTTGGGTCAATACCGAGCTCGCCGGCTACGCCCTCCAGTCTTGGGTTACGGATCATGCTTACCCCCTGACTGGCAATCCTTCGGGCTTCCTGACCTCGGCTTCCCTGTCTGGCTACGCTACCGAGTCTTGGGTCACCTCTCAGGGTTACATCACGGCCTCCGCCCTTTCTCCGTACCTGCTCTCTAGCACCGCCGCTTCCACCTACGCCGTCATCGCCCGTGGCCTTCCCGCCAGCGGCACCACCGGCCAAGTCCTGTCCAAGGTCGATGGTACGGACTACAACGCCACTTGGACGACCTTTACGCCTGGCGACCGCTACCTGACGACCTCGACCTCGGCTATGTCGATCAGCAACGGTGCGAAGACCTTCACGGCAGGCACGGGCCTTTCCTACACCCCGACGCAGGACGTCACCATCGCCCACGACTCGGCCAACCATATGCACGGCACCGTGACGAGTTACAACTCGGGTACGGGGGCTATGGTAGTCGAAGTTCAGAATCATTCTGGCTCGGGAACTTACTCATCTTGGACGATCAATGTCGGCGGTGCCATCCCAGCAGCCTCCGTCATCTGGGGCGACATCACGGGTACGCTGGGAGACCAGTCCGACCTCGCCACCGCGCTGAACAACAAACTGGAAGTCTCGACGGCGGCTTCGACGTACTACCTACAGACCAACCCGTCTGGCTTCATCGGCGACGCCCCTTCCGACGGATCGCAGTACGCCCGCAAGAACGGTGCGTGGGACGTCGTCTCTGGTGGCGGTTCGTACATCACCAGCGTAACTTCGCCTCTGGCCGTAACCTCTGGAAATCTGTCGGTAGACCTGTCGGCTTATCTCAATTTGGCCGGTGGCCTGATGACGGGTACGATTTTTAGCGTATCAGGCGGTTCGGCTTATGGCAGCGAGGTTTCAAGTTCGCTACACCGAATCTATGCGCTGGCAGACACGTCGCAGTTTGCGGAAATGGATGTGGACTCTTTGACTGTCTCTAATGCCTCAGGCACTACGCAAGTTACCACGACGGGGGTCGTCCTGTCGGCTTCTGGCACTATCACCTTCGGAGACGCCACCACTCAGAACACGGCAGGATATCCGGCGACGAACCCCTCGGGTTTCATTGGTGACGCCGTCGCTGACGGGTCGTTGTATGGACGGGTTAACAATGTTTGGAGTCCAGTCCCCCCGCCTGGGATCAGCGACGCACCTTCGGACGGACAAACTTATGGACGAAACAGCGGCTCTTGGTCTGTCACCCTAACGGCCCCGGCTTATTACAACTCTGTCTGGGTTTACGGCAATTGGTACTCTGCCAACATCACCACGCTGACCGACGGCTACGGAAATTATTACAATGGCCTTACCTTCTAAAACCATCACCCCCGTCGAGGCTGGCAAGGTCGGCGTCTTCTATGACGCCAATACCAAGGTCATCTCGCATTTCGCCAAGTTCCCGACCAAGGGGAACATCATCACGGCCATGCCCGTCCTGATCGCCGACGACGACGCCGCGCTGAAACTCGCCATCGCCGCCGCTGGCCTTACCGAACGCAAATGATTACCATCCTCGTCTCCCTTGCCCTAGGTTTCGCCGCCGGCGTCTACCGTGACGCCATCGCCGAGAAGGCCAAGGCTCTCTACATCAAGTACTGCTCCAAGGAGTAAGCCGTGCGAGTCGTCATCCTGCTCAGTCTAATTCTGGCGGCAGGAGGATGCTCTAGCAGCCCCCAGGCGTTGCCGGTCCAGCCCGACGCCCCGACCAACGGCGGCATCGTCGATACGGTAGGCAAGGAACTGGACAAGATTGATGGCAGGGTCGCCGCAGCCGTCACCGTCGCCAAGGAAAACGCCGACAAGCCGGAGGTCGTCAAGGCCGAGACCGGCGTCGCCCTGTCCTACCTGCCCAAGCCCTCCGAGGGCGATGTAGCCTTCGCCCGCCAACGCGCCGCCAAGGCCGACCAAAAGGATTATGCCGAAGCCGTGGCCTACGGCAAGACCCTCCTCGCCAAGATTGACGCCGACTGGGCGAAGATGGAAGCCGACCAAGTCGAGGCCAAGCGTGTGTCCCAGCTCAAGGACGCTCGCATCGCCGACCTCACCAAGCAGGTCGAGCAAGCCAAGAAAGACGCCGCCCAGAACATCTGGACGATCACGGGTGCCGCCCTCGTCGTCATCGGTGGCCTATGCTGTGCCTTCGCCTCGGTGCGGGCCGGCGTGACCATCATCCTGACGGGTATGCTCTGCGGGGCAGTCCCGTTCATCATCGAGTCCGAATACTTCGGCATCATCGCTGGGTCAACCCTCGCCATCGGCGCGGGACTGGGCATCTGGTGGCTTTGGGATAAGGTACGGGATTCCGTACATTCTAACGATGACCAAGCGACGCCAAAAGAGTAAGGTCGTATTCCGACGCCTGGGCCGTGAACGGGCATGGGGTCAGGCGACCATCGGCGAAGGTCTCATCGAGATTGACCCCCGCCTCGGGGCCAAGCGGCAGCTCGAAGTCCTCTGCCATGAGCAGGTCCACCTGACCTTCCCCGAGATGTCCGAATCCCAAGTCGACCGCGCCGGCAAAGACCTCGCCGCCGTCCTCTGGGATCAGAACTACCGCCGAGTCCTGCTCTCGCCCAATTCCAAGCCCCCCAAGATTTCGTGAGTGCCGCCCCCATCAGTCCTGACGATATCCCCCGGGAGGTCAAAGACGGCGTCGTGGCGGGCGTCCTAGGGGGCTTGGCGATGGTGGCCCGACTCCTCCTATCCACCGAACCCGTATCCCCCGGCTGGGTCATTCGCAGGGTGCTTGCCGCCGCCATTACCGCCGCCTTGGTCGGCTATGCCATCCAAGAGCATATCCAGTCCCCCGGACTCCGTATGGGTGCGGTCGGTGCGGCCGGCTACGCCGCCCCCGAATGCCTGGACTACCTGATGAAGTATATCAAGGCCAAGGGGCAGGCCGAGGTAAACAAGGTAACCAAAACCGCCAATGGCAAAAAGAAACCAAGCAAGCGCGGCGGGGGCAAGTGAGTCCAATCTCCTGATTGCCGTCATGGGGCTGGTCATCGCCGCCGCCCTTGCCGCCATCATGTCGGCTTGGATCGCAGGCTATGTCCTCGACCAGTTGCAGAATACCGAGGCCCTTGCCATGATTGTGACCGACGGGGGTCTGAAGTCGGATTCCAAGTCCTTGGAGCAGAATATGTCCTCGGCGACCCTTGCCCTCAAGTCCTGCCGGGACTTGGGCTGGGCTTTGGGCGTAGGGTGCTTTGGGGTGGGTTTGGCTGTCCTGCTCCGTATGTACCGCAAAAGGGCTTCCTGAGCCAAGCCAGACCCCTTTAAGCCGCCTTCTTAGGGTAGGGCAAGACGGGGTACTTCAGTTTCTTCATCAGTTCCTTTTTACGGGTCTTGGAACAGTTGAAATAGATGTACCGATATTTCATGCTGCTGAAGTATTCCTCGACCATGTCTTCGCCAAATTGGTCGATAATGTCCTGCTTGGTCATGCGTTCCCGACGTCGATATGCCGTTCCGCCGGCATTGTCAGAGGCATTTTTTGGCCTAAAATACTTCATCTTGGGGCTGATCCCCGTGTAAATCCAGTTTGTCGCCTGGTAGATGTACCCAATATGCCCTTGCTCGGAATCCGCAAAGGACACGATAATTTCAAACGGACATTGGCGAATGGCTTGCCCCACGAAGAAGCTTTCGGTATTCTTGGGCATCGAGTCCTCGACCCATAGGCGGTTAAACTCGACCACATTCTTGCTTTCGTCGTCCCCACAGATGCCATTGCAAAGGGTATACGACGAAGGCTTGCCGAAGACAATCACACCGACAAGCCGGCCTTGCTGGAAGAAGTCATCGTTGGTCTTCTCGTCCGTAAACAGTCCGAAAGCCGCCGAGCAGGAACATTCCCGGTGCAGGTAATGATTCTTGACGATTGTATCCATAGCCAACCGATATTCGATTGGTCGGACCGTTAGAGAAGATACGATGCTCATCCGTCGTATTTCGTGCCTTGGTAATACAACGCCGCCCCCATCTTGCGGGGTTCGATGATGCCGTTGGTCACCATAGCCTTGATAAGGGACTCCGCCTGGTCGCGCTGGAGCTTATGGTCGGCCACCAGTTCCTCCAGCAAAGCCCCCCGGCTGATGCGGGGCTTGGACTCGAAGTGACGGTATTGCTGGCCCACCTTGAGCAGCTCGAAGCCGCCGGCCAGCGGGGCGATTTCCCATAGCACCCGATCGTCGGCGTGTTTCAGTTTAAGGGATAGGGTAGGCTTGCCGTCGGGCGTCCGCATACCGGCCAACTTGCCGCGCTTGGTCAGGTTGAATGAGAACACGGGCAGTTCCTTCGACTCACGGCGGATGTTGATAATGGCCCTAGCCCAGTTCACCAACTCGGAACTCCCGATACCGCTATACATCTGGTCCGACACCGTCTGGCCATCCTTCACCTCTTGGGGCTTGGGCTTACCTTCGTGGTGGATAAAGACCATGATGCACCCCGTCTCCTGAAGCACGGGCTGGACAAGGTTACGCAGGAAGTGGGAGCAGACCTCCTGCTTGGATAGGTCGCCCCCGACATAGGACAGCAGCGGGTCGGCGACCAGCACGTCGAGTTTATGCCTTACGATGATCTTCCGGCACAGGTCTACGAAGTCCTTGCCCGTCTTCGACGCTTCCGTGAAGAACTTGAGATTGGCTCGGCAAAGAACTTTTTCATCAGGGGAGAGTCGCATACCTGAAGAAACTCCCTGATAGGCTTCGGCGAGGTCTCCGATATCACACTCGGCCTGTACGACCGCAATGCGTAGGGGCCGAATGACTGGTATCCCGAAAAGTTCTCGCCCGATGGCCCACGATGCGGCCATCTGCATGACAAAGGAACTCTTACCGATACCAGATTGCCCGGTGACCAGAAGACTTCCTCCTCGACACAGATATCGGCCGTGGCCCACCACATGGTTAGGATCGTGTTTAGTGTCGTAGTTTTCGAGAGCATCCGTGCTGACTTCCTCCGGGAAGTCCTGCCCTTCACGCCAGGCGATGAACTCGGACCAGTCCAACGCTCCAATCTTAAAAGCGACAATCTTCTGTTCGTTCTCTCCACGAAAGACTCCGCCGAGGCGGCTCCAGCGCGAGGGGTTCTTGTTCTGGGGATCGGGTTCATGGTCGGAAAGATAGTCATACACCGTATTACGTCGCTCTTCCCATTGCTCCTTGGTCTGGGCGTCGACGCGCACCCAAGCGTGGACGGACTTGCCGCCAGAGTCGACGAGCAGGCTGATGGGTAGGTTAGACTGCTGGAAGATGGCCACCTGCTCGTCCTTGGGCTTCTTGTCGAACTCGACTAGCACATGGCGGTAATCGGACACCGCGCCGTCCGTACCCGTGAAGTCGTCCTTGGTGAAGGGGTTGATGCGAATCCAAGCCCCCGACTCGGTGCCGGCGAACTTGCCAGCCCCAACCGCCCCCGGGCCGAAGAACTTGGTGATCCACTCGGCGCGGGTTAGGAAGATGCCCTTCGAGGCGGGAAACCACTTGCCGTCTTCGGTCTGGCCGGCCTCGTTCGTGATGCAGATGATGTCCTCGTCCCTGAAGCAGTTCAGCAGCACATCGGCCGTCGTGAACGGCGTCTGGGCGTCGACCAGCTCGGCGACACGCTTAGGGTCGAACACGAAACGGCCATTAGCCCCGACCCTGCGGTCGTTGTCCCGACCCTGCGACAGCCAGCCCTTCTGGCGTTCGTGCGGCTTGACGTAGGCGTCGTTCAGTTTGTGACGCAGGTCTTTCTCGCTCCACGGCGGCGAGCAGCGGAGGTTAAACTCCTGCAACAACGCCCAGGCGTCCGACCACGGTAGGTCGAAGCCATTGGCCAATATGCTGGCGGCGCGGTAGGTGGCTGGGTGTCCGCCTTGGCCGGCGACGGCGGGGGGCAGTTTGGCGAGATAGGCTCTCGCCCCGGAAATACGATCTTCGGTGGTCATGGTGGCTTTTGGACTGGCTTACTTAGGCTTTGGCTTCGTACTGAGCAATCCTATTCCCAATCCAGAACATACAAGGTACGGCCATCGAGTTGCCACAAGCCTTGTATCGTGGGCCGTCGGGACACTCGGTCTCGGGCTTGCCTTTCCAAGGAATCTTGGACCATCCCGATTTAAATCCTTGGAGCTTCTCACATTCTTCAGGGGTCAAACGCCGGACGGCCATAGTGGGCTGGAAAACTGTTCCAACATGATCCGCATCAGATGCAGCACACGAAAGAGTTTTGCTAATGTGAGAAACGGATTGATTGTAAGTATCAAAAGCCATAACAGCAGGCGCGCCATGACCGCCCGCAGTCCGCAGCGGAACATGAAGGTCACCAGTCAGAGTCTGGTTATACAAATCTACGCCTTGAGAAACATACGCAACGTGCGGAGTCTGGTCGCCAGATGAAGCCTTGAGGGTAGTAGTAGTAGACGGATCAGAACCAGCGTCTCGGCGCAGATTTCCGGGTTGGAATGTAATGGCAAGTGCCTCGGCCTCAACTCTCTCGTTGCCCGTGCGGGAATAGGGCGGTCCGCTGCTGGTTACTGTGGGAGCGACAGAACCTGGCATGGTGTGTAATGCACTTGGTTGCGTGATCATCACGCCGCCTTGATTGCAAGCCGGGTTAAGACAGGAAGTGTCGAGGCACTTGGTCATATCCACTTCCCTGCATCCAGAATTGGGATTCGATGACTTCATGGAATTTGAAGTATAGGAGTCCAAGATGAACGCAGTCGGCTCGACCACCGCATGGGTCGTTCGGGTGTCGCCAAGGTCAAAGTTGTTCAGCGTGTTTGCCGCATCGGCCAGCACCCAAGTCTCGTTATCGGTGGCTGAACAAGCCCGCTTGGACTTGCGGAATGGGGTTGGATTAACGATTAAACCTTCGCTTCCACCACCCAAGTCTCCTCCAGCGGCTCGGATTGTCCCAATACCTTCAGCATATTGAGCAAAACTGCTAGGGGTAAAAGCAACCGTTTGCGCTTCGTGCGTTGCGTTTAAAGTATGTGCCTTGTCTTCCGATATGGCAGCATTTGCCTGTCCGCTGGACATACAAATCGGAGCCGGAACAAACAATGAACCTCCGCCCAATGCGTGTTGATCTTCAAGTCCCTGCTTCTCTCCAAAAGATGCGTTCAGGGTGCAAGCAAGTTTTGCGGGCCACTTTTTGCCGCCTGCCTCAACGCTGCTTCCAGCATCGAAGGCAGTTTCTTCCCCCGCTTTTCGGCTCGCCTCAAAATCCCCGCGCAAGCCTTCTGGCTCAAATAGAATCTCTGCGGCAGTTCGCCAGTTTCCAGCACCTTGGACAGCGAGGAGGTACACTCTTTTTCTGCGCTGTGGGACACCGAAGAATTGTGCGTCAACACACCGCCAAGCGAACCCATACCCGAGTTCTGCCAACGCCCCGACGAAGGCGGCGAAATCGGACCCTCGGTTGCTGGACAAAACTCCGGGGACGTTTTCCCAAAGGACGTACTTTGGGCGTAGGCGGTCAACCAGTCCAAGAAATACCAATGCAAGGTTCCCTCTTGGATCGGCAAGCCCTTGCCTGAGACCTGCGACGGAAAATGCCTGACAAGGGGTCCCGCCACAGATGAGGTCCACATCTCCAACTGCGAGTGGCCATTCGGCGTATTTGGTGAGGTCTCCATAGTTAGGTACGTCTGGGAATCGGTGTTTGAGGATGGCGCATGGGAAAGGTTCGATTTCGGAGAATCCGACTGGCTTCCATCCGAGGGGATGCCAGGCAACGCTGGCTGCTTCCATGCCGGAGCAGACGGAGAGGTAGCGGATTGGTTTTCCTTGGGTGATAGGTTGGATGACTGGATTTTGGGCTTGTTCATGGTTCATGTTATTATTGGTGGCAGATGTAGCGATGTATTGATCTGTGCCTGTGGCAACAGTAAAAGTTTTGTCTTCGTAAAAAAGCATACCAGTCCCTCCCTTACCAGAACGGACCTGTCCGCCTTTTACGCCAGAGTAATTACCCCCCCCTCTGACCTTGAAACAAATGGGCTTCATTTTCCATAGAAGTACTTCATCTGGATACGGCGTCCATCAAAAAATCGTAAGCGTACCTTCTTCATCTTGCCTGACTTCGCCATCTCCATCAACCACACCCGGCCTGTCGAAAGGTGTACGCCCCATTCCTTCGACCATTGTTCCATCGACTTGTAGCCCTTCGGGACAGGCTCGGCGGCTCGGGACTTGATGGCCCATAGCTCTTTCAGGATATCGTTGGCCTTCATACGGGCAGAATCCATTCGTCCTGATTGTGCGGCTGCTCATGCACCCACGGGATGAGTTTATCGTCGGTATAGTAGCCGAAGACCATGCCTTGCGACCAGGCGAAGGTTGCCCTGCGCGTATTGGCGTAATCCATAGCCCCCCGACGGGTCAGGGTGCCGACGCTGATGCCCGTCGGAGTATCGTCCCGTCGACCCGTCATGCGGCCGACCTTGTGGGTATGGGCGAAGATGACATTCCCGTACATCTCGGCCATGTCCCGTGGGGCGTTCTCGCCGTATACCGTGCCGTGGGTGAACTTGTAGTTGGCCAACTGGAATGCCTGCCAGATGCCCGTGTACTCGACGAACAGGGCTTTCCGCTTCCGGCAATGTTCGGTAATGTCGTTAATCAGGCGGATGGCGTAGCCAGAATAGACTTCGTCGTCCGAGGCGGCTTCGCGCCAGAGTCTGACCTCATGGTTGCCGGCCAGCACGACGTTCGGGCGGAGCTGGTCCAAGAACTTCAGCCCCCCGCCGATATCAGGTTCGACGGCGTCGCCCTTGCCCCGGGCCGACGACATGAACGGGGTCATATCCACAAAGTCGCCGAGGTGGACCGTCATATGGGGCTTGAACCGTTCCTTGAACTTCAGCACCCCCTCGATGGCCTTGGGATCGGCGTACATCCCGTGGGAGCAACCTACCGCCATGAACCGCTTCCAGCCTTTGTTGATGTTCATTGTGTATTGTTAGGCAGGTGTTTAGGGGGTCGACCAAAGCCGACCCAGACGAAGGACATCTTCATGCGGTTGGCGGCTTCTTGGATGGCACGGAGGGAATAGCCGTATTCGTAAGCGGCCTCCTTGGTCGTCAGCCCTTGGGCAATCGCCTGGGGGATGATGGTGCGGGCCGGCGGCTTGCCGTACTTGTTCGTCCGCTTCAGGTTGGTCGTCATCGGTTCAGCAGGTTGACCGCCTCATGGTGGCCGTTGTGCAGCTCCCAGAACTCGACATTGGATCGCTTCAGCGTCGGCAGCACCGTCCGCTTCCACTTGGCCATAGCGTCGGCGAACTCGTCCCGGCTGTAGGCCACAAACTCGGGATGCTCGACCTTGCCGCCGTCGAGGATGACCAGCAGCGCGTGGCAACGCTTGGGCATCTTGTGGGTGTACTGGGTCAGGTTGATAGGGGGCTTTCTCATTTGCGATGCTTGGAGGGTTTGAGGGTGAGACCGAGACGCTTGGCGGCTGAGTACAGGCTGTCACGCCTTAAACCGAGCTTGGCGGCGGCTTCGGCGTAGGTCAGGCCGGCGGCGTGGCCGTCGATGATGGCCTGCTTGACCTTGCCGTAGACTTCCTTGCGGTGGATCACTTGATGAGTTTCCATTTGTTGAGTTCAGGGTTGAAGAGGTATTCCCAGCGAGCCTTGGCGTCGAAGTGGTAGCGTTTGGTCTTGGCGAATTCGCCAGGCGTCTGCTTCTTGTTTTCGAGATGCCCCCCGCCGTGTGCGGGACGCTTCCAAGTCTTGTAGGTCTTCTTGGTCATGCGCTCGGCTTGCCCTCCTTGGGGTCGTGCCATGATGCATATGGCCCATGCAACGCTTGGACTTCTTTGTGCAGACAGTTACGGAGGCGAGCGTTCTCGGCTAACATCTTCGTGCAATCGTCCATGTATGTGAACTTCATTTGATTGCTGATGTTTAGTTCCTTTTTAAGCATCTCAATCTCTGCGGCCATGCCCTTGATAATATCGTTTTTTGAGAGATAGCCGCCGTCTCCGTTGTATGGGATTGGACTCATACGCTCGGCTTGCCCTCCTTGGCGGCGTTCCAGTCCTTAACAAACCTTGGTTCTTCTCCGCCAAGTCCGAGACAAAAGCAAAGCACATTAGCCATTGTATCCCCGGCCTTGGTCAGCCGCTCGTATTGCTCGACAGGCACGGCGGTCACGAAGGACGAGGCCCGGAGCCGCTCTAGCTCTGCCCTTTTTTCCCAAATCCATTTATCTCTTCGCTTAATCAT